GGTATCGGTTTAGGAACCGGCTTTAACCTCGTTGGTTTCCCCGGTGCTGGTGCTTTATAAACTCTTTAATAATTAAAAAATACAAAAATTAAAAAAAAAATAAAGAATTAAAAATAAAATATATAAAGATAATATTTTATATATTTTTAATAAAATATGTCAATAATTGAAGATGATATTAAAATAAATAAAAAAAATGTAGAGATAAGATTAGCAATTGTTGGAAATGTAGATAGTGGTAAGAGTTCTTTAATATCAGTTTTATCAAATAATGTATTAGATGATGGTAGAGGTTATGCTAGAAGTTTAATTATGAAACATCAACATGAAAAAGAAACAGGAAGAACATCAAGTATAAATCATGTTTATTTAAAAATAGATGAAAAGAAATATATAACTTTAATAGATTTAGCCGGTCATGAAAAATATTTAAAAACAACTATGAGAGGATTAGTTTCTGGTTTAATTGATTATGCTTTAATATTAGTTGGTGCAAATATGGGTGTTAGTAGAATGACTAAAGAACATTTATTATTAACATTATCCTTAAAAATTCCTATTATTATTATTATTACAAAAATTGATATATCCCCAGAAAATGTTTTAAATAATACTATCAATGATATTAACTCATTAATAAAAAAATATAAATTTAATGGACTCTATGAAATAACTGAAAATAATTTAAATATAACTGAAAATAAAATAACTGATAAAATTCCATATATAAAAGTTTCAAATAAAACTGGATATAATATTGAATTATTAAGAAATCATATTATTGATTTAAAACCAAGATTTAATTGGAATAATATTGATAATAATATTAATAATATTAATAATAATAATGAAATTATTTTTTGCGTAGAAGATCAATATTTAATAAAAGGTGTTGGTGTAGTTGTATCTGGTAAAATGAATAAAGGAAAAATAAAAAAAGGAGATAAATTACTAATTGGTCCAATATTTGGAAAATTTGAAGAAATAACTGTAAGAACAATACATGATAATTTTAGAACATTTACAGATAGTTTAGAATCTGGAGAATCTGGATGTTTATGTATAAGACCAAATAATAAAAAATTAGATATGAGAAGAAATAGATTAAAAAAAGGTCTTATAATAACAAACACAGTAAAAAGTTTAACAAATAGATTTGAAGGTGATATATTAATATTAAATGATCATTCTACTACTATAAGACCAAATTATCAACCAGTTTTAAATGTAAAGAATGTGATGCAATCAGCTAGATTTATTCAAATACCAGGAGAAGCAATAAGAGGTGGTGATAGAGTAAGAGTTATATTAGAATTTTCTTTTAGATCTCAATATATTGAAGAAGGTGATATATTTATTTTTAGAGAAGGTAAAACAAAAGGTATTGGAAGAGTAATTAAATTAATAAACTAATTTAATGAAAAAAATCTAATAAACTAATAGATAATGTTTAATTCAAATAAATAATAATTTATATATATATAATAATATATATATATCATTTTTGAATTAGAAATAAATGATAGAAGAAGGAGAAAGTATAAATATAAATAATAATAAAAAAAATAATGTAACAAGATATTGTAAAGATAAAAAAATATTACAATATCCATATCAAGAAGGAGAAATAATAAAGAATGATAATAAACCAAATAAACCAAATTTAGAAGTAAAATTTAGATTAAAAAGTATAGGAAAGCAAAAAGATTGTAATTGTTATTGTAAATCTGCAAAATATGATAAAATTAATGATAAAGGATTAAAATTTACAGATAAATTAGGTATATTATCTAGTGAATTAATAGAAGAATTTAATCCAATATTAGGACCAACAAGAGAATTTTCATTAAATGATTGTAAATGTGACTGTGAAATAGATAAAAGAATATTATATAAAATGCCTACATTTCCAAAAAGTAATAATAATAATTCTAATAAACAATCTAATCAAACTAAAACAGAATCTAATCCAACTATAACAGAATCTAATCCAACTATAACAGAATCTAATCCAACAGGAACAGAATCTAATCAAACTGGTGGTGAAGGAGTAAATAATAATCCGTATAAAAAATTAGAAGAAAAAGAGAATAAACCAAAAGTAGGAGGTGGATTTATGGATTATATAAAAGATTATAATGTATGGATATCATTAGTAGTAATCATTAGTTTTATAATATATATTATAAAATCATATGTTCCATTTAATTATGATACATTAGATGAGAAATATAAGAATTTATTAGGATATGATTATGATAATTCAAAATTAGGATATGCATATTATTTAACAAATAATTTAGTTCAGAGTTTATATAGTCAAATATTATTAGGAGCTTTATTAACTTTTATAATATTTAGTTTATTAAAGATTAATATTACTTTTCCATTTTTCATATTAGTATTAATAAGTATAATATCATTAACAATATTATTATTTGGTTTAGTAAATATTATATTAGCATCCACTGTAATATTAAAACAAAATCCAGATAATCATAGAGTATTTATTATATTAGCTGTTGTTTTTATAGCAATAGCATTAATATGTTTTATAACATTAATATTTGATATATTTATTAATTTCTTAGGAGATAGAAAGAAAACAGTAATAATAGTATGTGCAATAGCTGCAATATTAGGTATATTAACATTAAGTATTATAGGTAATTTAGGAACAGTTGATCAAAATTTAATATTAAATAAAAATTTATATAGAATAGTCCAAACAATTATTTTATTAGCAATGATATATTTTATAATAAATTATTTAAAGGATAAAGATAGAGATATATTAAAAGAATTTAATGGAGATGGAATATTAGGAGGTGGAGGTGGAACAATAAAGAAATGGGTATTTATATTAACATCAATATTTACTGATATATTAACAAAATTAGGTGATATAGATGTAACAAATTATGCTTATGAAACAGAAGGTTTAGAAGGTTTATTTACAACAGATTATTCAAAGAAGTTTAGCACAATAACAGATTGTAAAACAGGTTTGGATGTAATAAGTAGATTGGTAATGTATTTCTTATTATTATTTTCAAATGAATTTGTAAAATTATTATCACCAACAGTAATAGCAGTAACTATTCTTTTAATAGTTGCATATATAGTTAATATATTACCATCATTAGGATATAATAGTGATCTTGTAAATAAAATAAGATTTGGAGTTATTGTATTAATATTAGTTTCAATAGTAATAATAAATATAGTATATGCAGTAAAAATATTACAAGAAAAATATGATAAAATGAAAACTGAAGAATAAATAAATTAATAATATAATATGAAGAAAGTAAAAAAATATAATATTTAATTATCTAATATTATTATATAATATTATATAAATATAATGGCTTATAATTTAAGAGAAAATTTAGGTAAATTACAAGCATTACAAATAGGAAGTTCTTTAGTAGATGATGAATTACCAATTATGATAAAAAATCAAGAAATATTAAATAAATATTATGGAGAAAATACTGGTAATTGTAATAAAAATTATTGTAATGATATATCAGATACAATTAGTCAAAATAAATGTAATGAATTAATTAATGATACATTATGTAATGCAAGAAATGGAATAAATTGTAAAAGTATATCACAAATAGTTGATGAGTTTTCATCATCAGTAAATTCTGATCAGCAAAAAGAGATATTACAAGCAGCTTTAAAACAAAGATTATGTGGAGAAGTAACAGCATTAATGACAGATAAAGAATTAAAACCAGTAGGACCACCTTATGAGAAAGTAGAAAAATCTCAGAAAATATTTCAGATATATTATTATTTATTTGATAATTTTGGATATAGGTATTCATCAGAGTATAGGAATGATAATAATTTAATAGAGGAATCTAAATGGAGTGAATATATATTTATGTTTGTATTAATGATAATTTTATTTGTAATAGGATTATTTAATATACATTCAATCTTATTTAGTGAAAATAAAATATTAGGATATGTATATTTATTATTTTTATTATTAGGATCAGCAATAGCAGTAGGAATAATACATAATAATGTAATATTAGCTTTTAGATCAGATTCAAATAAGGATAAAAATTTAAAACAAACAATAAATAGTTCAGGAAGTATAAATTTAGAGAGTATATCAAATATATATGGATATACATTAATACCGATATTAATACTAACTTTAGTATTTTATATGATATTAAATTTTAAGAATGGTAATAGTTTATTTGATATGAGAAACAATAGTATTCCAATTATGTATTTATTATTGTTAGCATTTTTAATACCAACTGTTTTATTCAATATAATGTATATGACTAAATTAATGTTAATATTAACATTAATATCCATAATAATAAATTTATTAATCATATGTAGTTCTGGTTTATCAATAAATAAAGTAATAGGATATATATTTGTATTTATAATAATAGTATTAGTAGGATTAAAAATAAAATCATCAGATTATATTTCAGAATTATTCATGAATGATTTAAAGAAACATGATATAAATTTACCACAATCAGGTTTTAATCGTGCATTAATACCATTTATTTTACAAAGTGTTATAGTAATATTATTATTAATAAAATCAATAGGATCAGGTCCATTAGATTTAGAAGATAAACCAATAAATATTTTTAATGTATTTGGATTGGATGCATTTACAAAAATAATATACCAATATTATGAAAAATATTAAAATTTTTCAATAATTATATAAATATTTTTATTCATATAAATAAAAAAATTTATCAATACGTTTAAATATTAACAAATTATCTTTAAATACTTTTTATTTAATCTTTAAAAATTGTTATTTAGAATTGTAAATAATATATATAATTTTATTTTATATATATTTATAACAATATTTATCTATAGTAATTTTAAATAATTTTATTAATATCTTTTTTCTTAATTATTATTTTTTTTATAATTTTTTTTTCTTTATAATCATTTAATTCTGTATTAATATTTTTTTCAATTTTATCAATTTCTTTATCTTCATTAGTAATTTTAGTCTCTATTTTTGATGTTTTCTTTTTAGACACAGTTATAATTTTATTACTTTCTGTATCACTTATTATTTTATCAGTTATACTATTCATATCATCATTTATTATATT